TGATTATTCTATAGATGTTCCATTAGGAACTCTTATGATTACAACACAATTTAACGATATAGAATATTATAATAAAATAGTAAAAGATGAACAAATTGCTTATTCAATCGAAGGATTTTTAGGGCTCGTTTTAAAGTTAAGAGAAAATAACAATAAAAAAGAAAATTTTATTGAAGAAGCTTATAAATTATTTATAAATTAATATGGAGAATAATTATTATATATATCTACATATTAATTTAATTACAGGTGAACCATTTTATATTGGTAAAGGAAAAGGTAGTAGATATAAAAGTAAAAATAGTAGAAGTCAACATTGGAAGAATATTGTTAATAAATATGATTATGATATTTTATTTTTAGAAATTAATCTTAATGAAAAATTATCATTTGAAAAAGAAATTTATTGGATTAAAAGAATTGGACGTAAAGATTTAGGTTTAGGACCATTAGTTAATTTTACAGATGGTGGTGAAGGTTTAAGTGGTTATGTGTGTAGTGAAGAAACTAAACAAAAACTTAGAGAAATAAATTTAGGTAGAATTCAACCAAGAGATGTTGTTGATAAAATAGCTTTAGCTAATACAGGTAAAAAAAGAACACAAGAACTTAAAGATAAAATGTCTGCAATGTTTAAAGGTAAAACACATTCTGATGAATATAAAGAAAATTGTAGACAAAGACAATTAGGTATTCCATCACATAGAAAAGGTAAATCTAGATTTACCTCTGAAGAAGAAAAGAAAGAAGCTGCTAGAGAAAGTACTAGGAAATATAAATTAAAATTAAAACTATTAAAAAATGAAAACACAAGAAAATAAGATAAAAGAAAAATTAGGTGAATTATTTGACTTAGGTTTTGATAATCATTTAAAATTATCAGAAATAATAAATAACAAAAAACAAAAAGAAGAAAAAATGAATGAAACTAAATCAATGTTACCAGCTGGTGAATATACCGATGCTGAAGGTAATGTATTTGTAGTAGCTGAAGATGGTACTTGTACTCCTAAAGCTGAAATGGCTTGTGCTCCAAAAGAAGAAGAAATGGGTCTTGATACAACAGAAGTTCCAGTTGGTGATAAAGCACCAGAAGAAACTGTATCTGGTACAACTGAAACTAAATTAGAAGAAATGGCTGCTGCTCCAGTAGATGAATCTCCAGCTGAATCAGTAGGTGAAGTTCAACCAGAAGCACCAGCAGAAGCTGCACAAGATGCTCCAGTTGAATCTTATTCTAAAGAAGAAGTAGATGCTAAATTAGAAGAAATCTATAAAATGCTAGCTGATATGGTAGCTGAAGATGATGCAGAAGATATCGTTGAAGGACCAGCTGCTGTTGCAATGAGTATCCACGAGAAATTTGATGCCTTCGTAGCATTTTCAAATAAAGAAAATAAATAATTATAAAAAAAATATAATTAAACAATAATCAATAAAATAATAAATTAAAACAAAAAAATAAAAAACAAAAAATGAGAAATTTAAAATTTGACTTAAACATTGATGCTTCTGCATTATTAAATCCAAACCCAGTAGAATTCTATTCAAAAGCATATATCACTGAAGATGTAGTTGATAACTTTAGAACTCTTCCTGGTATTAAATCAAGCACTAAAATTGCTACTACTGCATTTAGTTCAATACTTAAAGATTCATCTTGTGATTTCGTTGCTGGTGACCAAACATTATCTGCAATCACAATTGATGTAACTGCAGTTTCTGCTCTTGCTGAAATTTGTAGATTTGATATTGAATCAAGTTTCATATCACAATCTATGGCTAAAGGTTCTAATGCTTCATTCGAAGTACAACCATTTATGTCATTTTATTGGGATGAAATGGCTAAAGAAATTTCAGCTGAAATCGAAGGACAAAGATGGCAAGGTAACACTGCTACTGCTACTTTCACTGGTGCTACTGCATACTTGAAATTAGTTAATGGTTACGAAAAACAATTACTTGCTGATGCTGCTGTTTTAGATGTAACTGCTACTGCAACTACTGTATCTACAGTATTAGGTAATCTTTCTGCTGTTTATGCAAAAATGGCAACTAGTGCTCCAGCTCTTATCAACAGAACTTCTGATTTACGTCTTTACGTATCTCCTAACGTTGCTGCTGCTTACAGACAAGCTGTTTCTGCTGGTAACACACAAGCTTATGTAACTAAAAACTTAGACTTAACTTACTTAGATATTAAAATGGTAGTATGTCAAGGTATGAGTTCTAACAAGATAGTATTGACACTTAAAGATAACCTTATCTATGCATTTGATGGTGAAGGTGATGGAAAAGCATTAAAAGCTGTTAACTTGGAAGAGTCAATTGCTGAACCAAAATTGAGAACTAGAGCTAATTTAAAAGTTGGTTTTAAAATTGTTAATGGTGGTGAAATTGTTTATTTTTCATAATCAATAATAAATTAAATTATTAAAAAGGATGGTGAATTATCATCATCCTTTTTTTATAAAACAAAAATAATAATAAAACTTAAAACATAAATAAAATGGCAAATTGTAATAACATTACATCAATTTTAAAAGGTTGTGCTGGTAGTAATCAAGGTGGAATATTTTCAGTATATATAAATGATACTGATAATGTAGTATATACTGCTAATACAGCACATACTATTACAAGTATTACTAACTCTGGTACTTCTAAATTTCAAACTTTTGAATTTAACAGAAACGTTGGTAACGTTGTAATTGACAACAAAACTGATTTACTTTCTGGTTCACAATTCTACGAAGCAAAAGTAACTCTTATGTTCCACAGAAGAGAAGCAGCAAAATCTAGAGCACTTCAAATCCTTTCTGAAGGACAAAGATTTTTAGAAATTATATTTTTAGATGCAACTGGTCAATACTGGTACATCGACCACGCCCAATTAGATGGTGGTGCTGAAGAAACTGGAACTGCAAGAGGTGATGGTTCTAAATACACTGTAACTTTTACTGCTCAAATGACCAACAGACCATACCTAGTTCAATCTAGTATTGTAGCTGGTATAATTGGAGTAGCATAATTAATCTTTTTTTACTAATATCTAACCCATCTTCGTGATGGGTTTTTTATTGGATATAATTCAGTAATCAAAAAAACAATAATCAATAAAACATATAATGATTTATATTGAAAAAACAAAAATAAATAACTTCGTTTTAACCTTATCAGAAAGTTCAAGAATTTCTAACCCAAATTTTCTTTTTGTATTTGAGAACGAATTTATCATTGATTCAACACCAATCATTTGGTCACAAGTTGATTCTTCATCTTATACTAACAGATATAATCAATTTCAATTAGTTGAATCAGCTATTGGTAGTACTACAGGTGGAACTGCAAATGCTTTATCTTTAAGAAGTGGTCAATATTCATATAAAGTATATGAAAGCACCACACCAACTCTTATCGTATCTGGAACAACTGGTAGAATAATTGAAACTGGTCGTATGATAGTTACAGGAGATATTAACGATACTCTAACAAATAACAAAAACTCAATTTATATATAATGGCTTGGTATAACTTAAAAAAACAAGAATCAACACCAGAAATAACTGAAATCGTTGATACTAAATATCAAAATTTTAGTTCTCCATTTGGTTCAATCTCAAGAGGTAATCTTGCATTACCATATGTTCGTTCATATGGTTCAGAACCATATGTTCGTTTTGGTAATGATAATCTTTACCCACAATTAATTAATCAAATGTATCATACAAGTCCATTGAATGGTGCAATTATTAATTTTAAAACCAATGCAATTATTGGTGGTGGATGGGAACTTAATTCAGAAGAAAAATCTGGCCCAGAAAAGGTAAAAGAATATGCATTTATCAAAAGAAATAATCTTAAGAAACTTTTACGTCAATCAACCAAAGATATTGTTATGCACGGTAGAATTTGTATTATTGTAAATGAATCAGAAAATGGTACAATTACATTTAAACGTGTTGGTCCAGAAAAGGTTAGAAATAATGCTGATAAGACTTTATATACTCTTTCTGATGATTGGGCACGTTCAGTTAATATGAAAGCATATAAACCATATTATCCTGGTCTTAAAGGTCAATCAATCTTTGTATATGAATTAGATGAAGAAGCTGGACAAGATTACTATCCAATCCCTTCATATTGTTCTTCTTTAAATTCTGCATTTTTACAAGGTGAAATACCATTCTTACAAAAGAGTAATCTTATCAATAGTATTTTTCCATCATTTATGTTAACGATGGCTAAGAAATTTGGTAGTGAAGAAGAAGCTGCTGCTTTCCGTGATACTATTGAAAAAGCTAAAGGTGCACAAGAAGCTGGTAGAGTATTGGCATTCGTTGCAAACTCAGCAGACCAATTACCAATTCTTACTGAAATACCAACTAATCAAAATGATAAACTTTTCACTGAAACAACTGAAAATGTTATTGGACAAATATGTTCAGCACATCAAATTGATATGTTGATTATGGGTCAAAGAGTACCTGGTAAATTAGGTAGTGGTAATGAGTTACCAGCAGCATATACTATTTTTGAAAAGAATGTTGTTATGCCATTAAGAGAAATGATGACTGAATTTGCTAATGAACTTTTCTTTATTGCAAATATACCAACTACAATAACAATTAATGATTATCAAATAATTCAAGGAGTTATTATTGATACAACAATAAAACCTACAAACTAATGCAATATTTCGTAACTTCTCAATATTTAACCACTCACGGTATAATCACGTCAAATGTTGACACCACAGATTTTGCTCCGTTAGTACAGAATGCTGCTAAAGCATTCATTAAGAAACAAATTGGTACATTATTCTTTAATGATTTATTAACCAAATATAATTCACAAACTCTTTCATCTGATGAGGAAAAAGTTGTTGAAATAATGCAATTTGCAATTGCATGGAGAACATCTGCTGAGGCTGGTGTAACTCTTACATATCAATTGAAAAATAAAGGTTATCAAACTCAATCTGATGATAATTCAGAAGCTGTTGAAGATAAAGTTGTTTGGCAATTATATAATCATTATATTCAAAAAGCTTTTGTATTTGAAAATGAATTAAAAGAATGGTTAGTTGCAAATAAAGATTTATATTCTGTATTTATTTCAACTGCAAATAATGATTCAACAATAAAAAATAACGAACACGACTGGAAAGGTACTGATTACCAGCAAGGGATTGGTTTTATGATAATTTAAGGATATGGCAACAGAACAATTTATAACAATTATTATTGGTTTAGTCGTTTCAGTTATTGGTTATTTTCTTAAAGCATTGATTGAGGACCATAAAGAAACACAAAAGATAGCAATTGCAAATCAATCTAAGATAGAATTAATTGCAAATGACCACGCCCATTTAAATGAGAAATTTGATAGTCTTCTTTCCGTGATGAGAGAATTAACACAAGAGGTTAAAAACCTATCAAAAGAATTAAGTAAAAAGAAAGACATTTAAGATGAAAGAATTTATTAAAGGTATTTTTACTGATGAAAATGGAATTTGGTCTTCTAAACGTCTTATTGGCATTTTAGGAGCAATATCTCTTATTATCTTTATGTTTGTATTTCAAACTAATTTAAGTGTTGAGAGTGTTCTTATATTAACTTGTGGTGCCATCGGTGTTACTGGTGCTGTTTCAATATTTGGAAAGAAAGAATAACAAAAAAATAAAATAGTTTTATAATGACACACATTACATCAATTGGACAAAAAGGTCTTAATCTAATTATTGCTGCTGAAGGATGTATTCTTCATCCATATAAAGACCCAGGTTCAACTAGTGGACTCCCAATCACAATCGGAATTGGTTCAACTTATTATGCTGACGGTAGAAAGATTAAATTAACTGATAAACCAATTACAAAGGAAGAAGCAATATCATTGCTTAAATTGAATCTAAAACACTATGAGCAAGGTGTTGATAGTATTACTCGTGATGATTTTACTGAGAATATGTTTTCTGCTCTAGTTTCATTTGCATATAATGTGGGTGTTGCTAATCTAAAATCATCAACTCTTCTTAAATTAATCAATGATAACCCAAATAATGTTATTCCAATAACACAAAACTTCCTTAAATGGAATCGTGCTGGTGGTAAAGTTATGAAAGGTTTGACTACTCGTAGACAGAATGAGGTAAATTTATTCTATTCATAATGAAAAAACTTATATTAATATTAGCAATCCTATTGGTATCTTGCAGCACACGTAAAGTAAATAAATCACAAGTTGATATAAAACAATCTGTAATCGAAACAGTAAAAGATACTATTTCAAATATATCAGTTATTAATGAAATTAAAGTTGATACTAGTTTATCTGTAGTTACACAATTTGAACCAATTGATAGTAGTAAAACATTTATTGTAAATGGAAAGACTTATCAAAATGTTCGATTTAAGACATCATTTACTAAAAATGGTATCAATACTACTAAAAAAGAAAATCGTTCAATACAGAGCCTTAAAATAAGTCAAAAGAAAATTAATACTGATATAAAACAAGACGAGAAACAAACTTATAGAGAACCAGCTTTTAATTGGTTTTGGATATGGTTAATTATAATTGTTGCTGCCATATTGTTATGGTATGAATTTAAAAGATAAAAGTGATGATTGTAGTAAGAAGAAACTATAATGAATTTAATTTAGATAATGTTTTATCAATGACTCAAGAAGAATTTGATAAGATGTTAACACCAGAGATATATAGTCTTGTTTTAATGTTTAGATTATTAGAATTAATAGATAATTTAGAATATCTAGAAGAATATCGTCATTGTGCCGTTATACAAATGTGGTTTGACGAAAATAGCATTACATTTAGATTACCAGAAGATGAAGAATAAAAAAAGGACCCAATTACGGGTCCTTTGTTATTTTTGTTTTAAATTCTCAAGTTGTTTGATTGTTTTTAAAACTTTAAGTCTAAATAATTCTAAAATCTTTTCCATTTTTTTTGTTGTTTTATAATTTGTTATCTTCTCTTTAATAGAAACAGCATTATCGAAATCTGTTGCAATTATTTTGTTATGTTAATTAATCTTTGTGTTAATTTAGTGCTTCTACTTCTAAAATTTCCTTCAACTTTACATTGAATAAAATCTAATTCTTCGAGTTTAATTAAAATATCTAATACTTTTTTTCTAGTTAAACCAGCAGCAGTTGCTAGTTCGGCTGATGTCATTATACATTGTCCCCATAGGGTATTTTCGTTTATGACTAATAAGACAATTTTGTCTTGTGGTGTTAAATCTTTTAATTTTAATAATTGTGTTGTGTTCATTTGTTGTGATTGTTTTTATTTGTTGTGCCGCCATGCGGCACTTATTATGTTATTTGTGATTGTTCCCCTTTGGCTGGAGCAGCACAATCACAAGCTGCTCCAAGGGTTTTAATTATGTCACTAATTAATGTTCTTTATTATAAATATCTAGCTAAATCCATTTGTCTAAATTAAAAGTAACGATAGACGAACAAAAAGTAACGATAGAAGTTCTTATTGCCAAATTATTTTAGTTATTAAATCAGCATTTTCGTTAATTAAAATACCATCTTCACTATACCTAGTTTTACCATTTTGTAAATCATCAATACCTTCTTCAATTATAAATTTACAATCCCAATTACCATTATAAAAATCTGAATAATCATAAAGTCCATTTTTAAAATTATTAAATTTATTTTTATCAATTTTATTTTTAATATATTCATTATAAGAAATAATATTTTTACTTAAATCTTTATAATATTTTTCTTGTGAAATTGGGTCATCTGGCCAAGGAACAAATGATTCTTCATCAAACAAATTACTCATATAATCTGAGTATAATTTATTACATTCAAATTTGAATGCTAATTCACTATTGAAATAAGATAATGAATCATCAGTCTCCATTAAATATTTTTTTAATTCTTCAATACCATTTAATAATATGGTATGTGTTTGTGTTCCATCAATAAACACTTCAAATTTTACTTCTTTTTTCATTTTTATTTATTTTTAAAAAAAATATTTAATTCTTTAATATTTTTTTTATGATTAAACCATTGATATTTTACTAATCTTAATGATTTATTTAATATAATACTTATTTTTTTTTGAGTAATTTTACCATTAGAATAAAAATTCCAATTTTCAATAATATCATTTATTTCATTATTAGTTTTTAAAGATTTAGTTATACCATTTTGTTTATTAATTAATGGTAATATACTATTTTTAGTATTTTCTTTATTGGTTACACTA